TACAAAAGTTTTTGCTATCGGTGATACAACTGATCATGGAGTGCAGACACAAGTTCTCGCAAATTATGGAGTTCAGTCGCATTTTAGTTATAATCTTTCTTTTTCTGATATTGATAAAAGTCTTGATAATGGCAAACCTGTTGTTATTGGTATCCTACATCGGGGTTCTTTGTCTAATCCTACTGGCGGCCACATGTGCGTAGTCATCGGTAAGACACCTGATGGTAAAGGATATTTTGTAAATGATCCTTATGGTTCACTGAATGATAACTATACAGGTCCAGTGGAGAATGGTAAGAAGACCATTTATACAAAAGCAGTTCTCAAGCATCGTTGGTGTCCTGGTGGCAACGATGGTTGGGGTCGCATTTTTAACTAATAAAGGAGAAAACAAATGGCAAGAATTGATCTACATAACTTCTTTAAGTTCTATGACGAGAAGAACCCTAATCACGTCAAATCAGTTCAGTGGTTAGAAGACAATCTACCAGTTAAGTATCTGGAAGATAATACAGAGTGGGCAGAGATTTACAGAGCAAAAAAGTCTGATGCTGTAGTATTAGATACTACAGCAGATTATCCTCAGAAATCTACACCCAAAGCATCACCAGTAGTTGGGGGTGATGATATGACTATGACTGGTCTAAAACTTATCAAAGAGTTTGAGGGTTGTCATCTGAGTGCTTATCCTGATCCTCTATCAGGTAATCTTCCAATCACAATTGGTTGGGGATCTACTCGCAGAAAAGATGGATCACCATTCCAACTAGGACAATCTATTAGTCAACAGGAAGCAGATGAGTTATTGATTGGTCAATGTAAAAGTGAATTTCTTCCTCCCTTACGCAAAATACCTTATTGGAGTGAGATGTCAGATGGAAAACGCGGTGCCCTTCTTAGTTTTGCTTACAATCTCGGGGCTGGTTTTTATGGCTCTGGGGATTTTAATACAATTACAAAAAGACTGAAGAATAAAGAATGGGACTTAGTTCCCGATGCGCTTTATCTCTATCGCAATCCTGGTTCAAATGTAGAAGCAGGTCTGGCACGTAGAAGAAAAGCAGAAGGTGACGCTTGGAAAAAAGGTTAACCTATCACACAAAGTAAAATGAACAAGAAAAGGGAAAATACTATGGGGCAATTGATTCGTATTATTATTTTGAGTTGGAGTGCTGCCCTACTTACCGCAAGTTATGCTGGTATGTTTACAAAAATGGACCCTACTTTTATTGCGACTGTCTTTACTGCATCTGCTGCTACTTTTGGTATTAATACCATGAAGAAAAGTGGAGAAGATGATGATGAAAAAAAAGAAGAACCTAAAAGAGAGGAGTATGTATATACTCCACCAGAACCTTCAATCCCAGAATCTCTTGAAGATAGAGTGGAAGCACTTGAAGAAGGACAAGTTAGACCACGTACAGGAGCATAATGAAACAAATATCACTTGCATTATCAATCATTAGTCTGAGTATCAGTGGAGTATTATGTTATGGTGCTTATACTACATATCAAAAGGCACAAAAAATTCTAGACAACCCAGAAGAGTTCGTGGGTGCTGTTGTGGAGAAGCAAGTGAAGAAAGCATTTGATAAACTACCTATTCCTAAACTAAATACCACATTCAAGTTACCTTTCTAATGGCAGATAAAGACCCATACATTTACCGTATCAGAACAATCTCAAAGGTGGTAGATGGCGACACTATTGATGCTGATATTGACCTTGGTTTTGATATCTCCCTTAGTAAGCGAATTCGTCTTGCTGGTATCGATACCCCAGAGAGCAGAACAACTAATATTAAAGAGAAAGCAATGGGTCTTGAGTCTAAAGAATGGCTTAAGAAAACTCTTGAAGGTGCTAAGGATATTCTAATCAAAACAGAACTTCCTGATAGCACAGAGAAGTATGGTCGTATCATCGGTCATCTGTTTATCAACGGTCAAGAGACCTCATTGAATAATCAAATGATATATGAAGGGTATGCTCTTGCTTATGATGGTGGCACAAAAGATAAAAACTTTGATGTATTGTTGGAAAGAAGAAAGAAATAATTACTTATTATAAAACTCTTTATACTGTTTGAGTTTCTCTGCCTTCTGTTCCTTCTTGAGTAGTTTGGCAATCTTCTTCATCTTTACTTCTTTATCAAAAGCAAATAAGATTTGTGTTTCATAAGGAGTAAGATCTCTATTGAGAAGTTTTTTGCCACGAACCCAGAATTGATTGGCAATTGGTTTAAAGAACTTTAACAAAAACTCCACCGCAGATTTACCCAGAAGAGCTGCTGCTGTTGCTGCCATTGCCGTGGTGCCTGCGAGTGCCACTTCTTTGTTTGTGGGTATTGGAACTTTGCCCAGAATAGGAACCTGTATTTCTCCCATAACTGTTTGATTGACTTCGGAACCCAGTTGAGTAGGGGGAGTATCAGTACCAGTAACCACATTAGACTGGGGGGTTTGTCCAACAATAATTTGAGGTATTTTTGGAATTGAAGGAGTGTCTGAAAGTTTTCTTGTTTTTTCTTCTTCTTCCTCTTTTTGTTGTTTTTTTCTTTCTGCATTTACTGCAGAATTAAACTCTTCTTGGGTCGGAACATTCAGGGTAGGATATTTTATAGATGGGTCTGTAAATCTAAAAACAGGAACATCTAATTGACGAATAAGTGATTGCGGTGAATTTTGTATAATTGGTGGATCTATTGTAGGAATAATACTAGGACCACCATTAATGCCAATAGAATTGTTAGGTATAATTGGTATCTCATTCATTTTTTCAAAGCTTCTGCTATGGTAGGATACTTAACAACTATATCGGCACATATTTTATGATATGGACTACTGGAATGAAATGTAATACCATTCTTAATTCCTTCTCCACATTTAAGAAGTCTAACTAACTCAAAATCCAATCGTGCCTTATCAGCCTCTGCTTGTTGTCGGGCAATCTCAACTCTCACTCTGTCTTTACAAAGTTCTTGTAAAGATCCATCCAGGGGAAAGTTGAAACCAAAACTGAAACCTGCACTACCACTATAAGATTTAAAAGTTTCTGGATCATTACTTCCATTTCCAGATGCCAGAGCAAAAGGAGCAAAACTCATAGTGGGTCCTTGACAACTTACTCCACCACCATAAGTATTGAGAGCAAATGGTCCTTGTAGGACTTGTACTGCCTGATTTACAACACTACCAGAAGCAGAAGCACTCGGTCCAGCAATATTAGTATTACTGGGTGCTGTTTGTTGTGCTTTACCTGTTGCCGTCAATAGTAAAATAACTATTGGGTAAATACAGAGACTGATGTAGTGGTTGATTTTTGTTCTGTGGTTCTGTCTAGCCATGTTTCCTTTGCGATACCAGGTCCGAGATATGTCTCACTAAATTGAAATGGTGCTCCAGGTATAGTCAAATTATAAGCATTGCCAGGGGCAGGAGTTCCTGCGAATGTAATATTAGTTCCAGTTACAGTATATGATGTGCCAGTTGTATAATCAACTTGACGAATTACTTCTACTATTTTTGTTGTTGTTTCTGTGGTTGCGTTGATTGTGCCTCTTGTGAAGTTAGGCACCACTGTGTTTGCCAGGGAAGGAGAAAAAAACCCTAGCAGGAATAATCCCACTAGGATTTTTTTCATTTGAATACACTCAACTCAATAGTTCTTTGAGCTGTTGCAGTTGTACCAGAACCACCAGCAGTTACGGTAGGAACACCAGCAGGGGTTAGAGTACCAGCAAGAGTTCCCTTATCACCACCCAACTGAGTAGTGGCATTACCATAAAGATTAGGAGCAGCAATGGTTCCAGACGCAGCAGTCTGTGAAGTCACAATCGCATCGGCACTTGTTAGACTTTCACTGAATACATATGCCTGTCCGGCAGTATTGATTGTATAAGTTCCGGCACCACCAATACCACCAAAGGCACTTGATGTAATATTTGACCCAGAAGAACTGTAAGTTGCTCCAATTCTTTCTGATACAACAGCAGCACCCTGAACATTAAGTTGAACAGAATCTACTATTTTGGAGGTAATCTCACCGGCACTTGTAGGAATAGCAAAGAATAACGAAAAAACTAATAGAAGTTTTTTCATTTTCTTGTAGGAATGGTTACAAATATTTATCTATAATCTTTCTTGTTGGTGTATCCAAGTTTTTAATCTATGCACATACTTCCGGAGATATTCTGCTTGTTCTTCATGCCAGATATCTCCGGTTTTTAAGTATAGATTTGTATGATTATCAACTGCTTTTAGTATCTTATGTATGGGTCCATTCCAGTCCTCT